GGTGAATTCCCACACATTCACTGATGCGTACTTTGGCGCCTTGATTCGTGGCTTGTCCCCACGGCCTTGTTAACGCGGCGTGTCCCCGCGAAGCAATTTAAGGATTTGCTCAGTGTCCCCCATACGTGGGCGACTTCACAGAAGTGGTCAAGAACCACGCTGCGACCTCTTCCACGCGTACTCAGTAGTACCAGCAATGGCAGAGGTGAGGTACCCCAGAGCCCCTGGAAGGCCTGCTGTGAGTCCAGCCTCGGCAATGCCGATGCCGAACTTAGCAACCTTCTTAAAGGCATTGAGATACCACTTGGGGTCCCTCAGAGTCAGCTCGCGAACTGCCTCCTTGACATCCACTGCTTTGGTGGATGCGGGAGACACGAGCCAGGGTCCAGTAACGAACCCAGAACCAGTCACCGACGTGTCCGTATTAGCGTACTCGTAAATGCTGGTATAACTCATCCGGACACTATTGACCCCGGGTCCAGTGGTAATGAAGACAACGCAAAAGTGCGTGTCCGCAAACAACCTCTGGATAGTGTTCTGGTTAGCGGATGACAAGGTGATGGGAGGAATCCATGCACCATCCCCGTTTCCGGGGAACCAATTAACCGAACACTTATCAACTGGCATCCTCTCCACATTAGGGAGATAAGATGCCACATTGGCGACGTCGAACGTAACTCCTGCGCCGCCATGCCCAGTAATGGTGTATTCCCACACCAAACTACCAGGGATGATACCGCAGTGGACCATCCCAGCGCGCGAGTTCTCCGGGCCCGAATACATAACCTCCACACACTCTGCCAAAGCACGAGAGGTGAAGGTTGAACCGAGCGGAGACGTGTTCACAAAGGACAGACTCCCCGCCGTGCCAGCGGCGACGGTTGTATATGCCACACCGAAAATAGGATGAAACACAAACAACTGACCGTCGATGGTATTGTTGATGACATTGTGGCCCCTCTTTATAGAGCCAGCAGAATCGCCACCATACGGACTAGCCGTAAGCGTGCAATTGCACGGATCCAACAGCATACGCTGATAATCGGACCAGCCACGAGTCACCGGCGGCCGGACGACCATGGGCTTGGGCACAGATACAACCATAGACTTGGGCTTGGCCCGAGCCTTGGCCTTCTTGCCAGTTGCCTTCTTGCCCTTCACCATTTCTTCTGTTTATTTTCCGCTCCCCCAGCCCGAAGCGGAGACAATGCCCAAGGCCCTCTCTACCATCCCGCTATGCCTGAGCTCGTAGGCCAGAGCAGCACGCAGTTCAGCTGCGTGCGCAACGTCACGAGGTTCACGGGCTAGCATTGTGGCGAGCATCTTTTGCCACCGCACGGGGAAGAACCCCCCCACAAGATCGAATCTGTAAGCACAGAACTCGATGGCGGCGGTGGAAAGCTCCTTGAGCTTGAAGCCCAGGCGGGCATAAGCAGACACAGGGTCGCCCACGCCCGCCCTTTCGACAGCATCGTCTCCCATGGCAATGACCGCAGGGTCTATCCCATTTCTCCAGCCCACTATAAACGCGCACGCAGCGCGGATACGCGAGTTGGTGGAGGACGTATTGTAGCTGCCGGACTTCTGGACGCCGCGCGTGGTCTGAGCCCACATGACCCCGTCAGAAAAGACGATAACTGATAGGCCCAAGCAGCATGCCCTTTTCAGGTGCATACCACTTACGTCTCCACTGAGACGCTCCCTCGCAACAGCGTCGAAGTCAAGCCACCACTGAGACACACACCAATCGAAACCGGTGATGTCGCTGGACTGGGGGCGGCCCAACTTCTTGATCTGGGCTTCCAAGCTAGCCAAGCCCTCATCATGAAGGCCGAGTCCAGGCTTGCTAGGAATGTCCTCCCAGACGCGGATCTCGGACTGGTTTTGCGCGCTGTTCAAGACGCGCTCAACCAGCTGATCTACCACCGAGATGCTCATAATAAGGCGCATGCGCCCCTGAGCGACTTTGAGTTCACTGTGCAACTCGTTCTTAACGAAGACTCGCACAGGATCACAAAAGCCCCGCTCGACGAGCTGCTCAGCTGTTAAGCCAAGCATCTCACCGTAATCAGCCTTCTCCAAGCGTTCCAACCGTTCAACAGCCAAAGACACCACGGTTGCCTTGGCAACCTTTAAAAGGTCGCCATTGGTCTTGGCCAAACGCATAAGCGGATAGCCAGGGGAGCTCTTGGGATCTAGGCTCTCGCAGGCTTCCTCGACCCGCTTGGCCCATCCTTTGCGAACGAGACTCTCCGGGGAGAGCTTGCCCGTGGCTGGGTAGAGGCTGACAAACTCTTCGAGGAGCTTGGCGGCCTCTGCGGCGTCGGGCTCCTCTCCTTCAAGCCGACCTTCGGCTTGGAAGACGAGGGAACCTCGCTCTGCGTCTGCACTGCGATGTGGCGCAACCCACCCGCGGAGTTCGGGTTCGGCTTCTTGGGCGCGACGCAAGGCAGGGGACTCTTTGCGCGGGGGGGTCGGGCGGACTCCTTGCACTCTTCCAATGGCTTTGAAGCCTTTGGCGACTGCACCGGGAGCGTGGCTCGGACTCCACTGCTGATAGCAGAAAGCTCGGCGAACACGCTCGGCTTCAGAAGCCCCCTCCTCGGAGGCGGCAGCGGGGTCTTCGCTGTCGCCCCCCGAAAATGCTGAGCACTCTCGAACCCCTCATCCTCCTCGTCCATAATGTCAGCCCAATTCTGCATCCTGCCGACAAAATTGACGGCAGAGGACCTGACGACGACAGAGGTGCCGGCGCGATAAAGCAACCGGCTACCGCGCATCTCACCCTTCACGTCCAAGTAGTCGTCAACGACGTCAAAGCCCTCTTGGGCCTCGAAATCCTCGTCAACTTCCACCTGCCAAGCCATGGCCGCTGCCTTGCTGGAAGTCTCCAGAACGGTCTTGCCGTTGAAGCCCAAGGAAGCAGCGCACAACAGGGCGTATCCCGCATTCACAATGGAACCGGTCTTGGTCCTGCTGCCAGCTGAGTGCACACCAACCACGCACCCCCCCTGCAGAACAGGGGAACCGGACGAGCCGGCCTTGGTACTGGCGGGATAGCACAACGTGAACGCCAATCGCGTCCGAGCCATAGACGTTGCCACCTCCACTCTCTGCTCCTGGTCCGAAGGACTGAAGACAGACACGGGGGTGTGCGGATTGAACATACCGGCTTTCAACGCCTTAACCTCCATAACGGAGGCAAAGCCAGCCGGAACCGCAAGGTGAACCTGGTCTAGTTTGGCGCTAAACCTGGACACCTTCAACGTACGGTTGGGCGCGTCGGGTGTGTCCACCCCGTAGCAAACCTTGCGACTCTTGCTGTTGACGAGATGCAACTTCCCGTCCCACACCAAAGCCTCAAGGAGAACGTGGCGGGCTGTGACCAGCACTGTACCTTGGACATCCCCGGTGTCAACCAACGTGGCAAATCCAAGGTGCTGGTTGTCGGGCGTTACGACACTTAGCACCCCCTTGGGCCAATCCGCAGTGGCAGACGGGCAACTCGGATTAGCCATTTCCTTGACGGTGATGACGTCTTCTTTGCGTTCGACGTCACCAACAGTCTTTGGAGCTGGCACGAGCACCTTCACCTTCTCAGTATGGAAATACCGATTGATGAGGATCCAAGGGAAGGCAGCCGGAAAGCGTAGCATAGAGCTAAACTTGCCGGCCACCCCAGGTGTGGACTGCACAAACTCGT